TACTGGTGTACCTGACTAGCGAAGTGCTTTATCTGATACAGCGGGGACAGGCTCATAGCCGAGGCCAAATGCTCCGGCGATAGGTGCGCATACCGCATGGTCATCGTGATCGATGAGTGGCCGAGGATCCGCTGTAGGGTCAGGATGTCCCCTCCCCCCATCATGTAGTGGCTGGCGAAGGTATGGCGGAGAATGTGGGTCATCTGGCCCGGCGTCTGGAACCCACAACGCTGATAGGCGCAGCGGAACGCGGCGCGGCAAGACATGAACAGGCGGCCAGATCCAGGCATGCCCACCTTGAATATCAACCTCTCCAACTCATCCGGGATCGGCACTGATCGGCTCTGCCGATTCTTGGTCCGGTGATAGTGCACCTTGCCGCCATGCACAGCGCCCCGCGTCAGGCTTTCCGCCTCTTCCCAGCGGGCTCCCGTGGCGAGACACAACAGCGCGACCGGATAGGTATGGTTGTTCGTACTGGCCTTGCACTCTTCCAGCAGTCGAGCGACCTGATCCAGGGACAGAAACGTCAGTTCGACCTGATCCGTCTTGATTTGCCGGACCTTGCCCAGCGGGTTTTCCTTGTGCCAGGAGCCCAGGCGAATCAGTTCAGAGAAGACCGCCGACAAGTAGCGTTGCTCGTGATTGACCGTCTCAGGCTTCACCTCGGTCAAGCGACGTTGCCGGTAGCGTGCCCACGCCAACGAATCGAACTCGAACGCCAGGGGGTTCCCTAGCCGCTTCGCCAGCGCCTCACAGCGCGCCAAGCGTTGCTTGCCATCCTTCAAGGTGCAGCCGTGGAGGGCATACCAAACCTTCACCAGATCGGAGAGCCGGTCATCCAGCGGTCGGCCCGTCTCGCCCTTCACGGCGAAAAAATCCTGCTCATAGCGAATCGCGGCAGACTTGGTGGCGAAGCCTTTCTTGCGAATCCTGCGCCCGGAACGACCATTCTCATAGAAGTCAGCCGTCCACGTCTTGCCGTCCTTGCGTACCGTCATATCGCATATCCCTTGCGCAGATAGCGATCACACATGAGCTTGTGGATATGCCTTTCCAGATCGCGACGAGTCCAACCCTTGGCGAGATAGTGGTCTTCGATAACGTGCCAGAACTCCAATTTGCGGGCGGACTCAATAGCCTTTTTTGCCGGGACACGCTCCCGCGCGATCAGGCTCACGAACTGGCCGAGAAACATCTCGCAGTTGCGCCCGCTAAAGCCCTTGGCGGTCTTGTAATAGCGCCGATACTCGGTGCGCTCGATCAGCGGATCGCACTCGACCTGGACGCGGGCGTCCTGGCTGATCAGGCTCCAGAAGGCGTCATACATGCCCTCCCGGGAGAGCACACGGAATGCCTCGCAGGCATAGTTCCACAGCCCCTGTAGGTGCGGGCAAAGGCCCTCGTAGGTGCGGCAGCCGATGACCTCTCCCGAGGCCATACGCGAGCCTTCGGAGAACTGCTGGACGATGGAGTGGTGATAGCGAAACTCGATCCGCCACACCGTTTCCAGGGGGTTATAGGCCGGGTCGCCATCACCGAACGGGTCCCCATTCAGGGTGGCCCACACGCTTTCCCAATAGTCGAGCTTGTCGGTGGCCCGAGCCTGGAGAGTCTTGTTATAGATCGACAGTTGCAGGCCGTTGGCCGAGCCGAACATGTACGTCTCGCCACGCCCGTAGACCGAGGCGTTGCCGTCGAACTCGATCCGCTCGATCCCACTGATTTGCCGTACCCGACGCGAGCGGCAGTGCATGCGATCAACGAGATCAGCCGGAGGCGTCCAGCCCTGCACATCCAGCGCGATATGCACGGCTGCTTGGTTGGTCTCGCAGTGACTCAGCACCGCTGCGGCCAGGTCATCCAGCACGCCCTGGAGGATACGCGGGTCGGCGCCGTCAATGGCGTGGGGCGACACCTCGATCTTGAGGTGCGAGCCAATGGTGTCGACCTTGATGTTGTGGTTCTTGATCAGCAGGATCAGGCCCATTTCGGCGTTCTGCAGGCGGTACTGATAGCCAGAGTCGCGACCGATACGGCCCTTGGACCATTCGTAGCCGGCGAACTCGACCACATCCACCGACAGGTCAAACAGCGCCATGACTTCCGGCCGGAGCTTGCCGTTGTACAACTGCCGCACGGTGTCCACGCCACACCGCAGGATCCGCACGCCTGACAGGTCGGTGAACTGTCCATTGAGCGGGTCCATGAAAAGCCTCCCCTTCGGGGACTTGTGGAAATCCCCGTTTTCTTCGAGGACCAGTCGGGTTGGATGGATCGGAGTCTTCATGTTCTTTACCCGTTAATGAGGTTCTATGGGGTTGCTGATCGGGGGTTATCTGACGTGTTACAGGGGCGTCAGCCGCGCCTTCGGCCTATCGCTCATGCCTTCCGCTCCCGGCCGGCGGCGCGGCCCGCCCCTCATGGCGGCGCCCCTACCGCCGCTAGCGCTGTCATCACCGTCCACCAGTGATGCAGCGCCCAGCCCATCGCCACCGGAACGAGGAATTCCCAATCGATCATTTCTGCCTCCAGGGCCGCGAGGCGTATTCGGAATCGGGGACGATGGTCAGCGGCACCTTGTCAGGCTCACGGGCGCCCACTGCCGATGGCGGCAGGTTGAGCAACGGCGGCTCGCCAGCGACCGCCACCGGCCGGACCGAAGAGCCGGCACAGGTGACGGTCCCCTCCCATTCCCCGTAGAGCAGTTCGGCCACGCACTCGCCGCGTGGCTTGATCGCGTAGCCGGATCCCACGAGTTGCCAACTGGTGAGTTCCAGGTGCCGGCCGGCAGGGTCATCCAGGGCGAACATGTAGATATCGCCCTTCGACGGCATGTAGGCGTGGGCGAGGATCGAAATCCGCCGATCGGCGAAGGGATGGGCGTTCAGATCAACAGGCGCAGCAGCAGGCCCATCAGGTACAAGCCCAGGAGGAAGAAAGCTATTCGCAGCAGGACGCGCTGGAGCAGCCACAGCAGCAGGCGCAGTAGCGGTCGGAAGAGGCTTAGGAGTAGGCGCGGAAGCCGCCGGATCAGGCTTAGCACCAATAACCCGCATTGGCCCCATATAGCTAACAAAGCCAATAGTGCCGGCCAGCAATGCCAGTAGAAGAACCAGCTTAGGCGACCGGAAGAGGCTCTTGCCCGCCTTGGTGTCCTGGGTCTTGCCGGTGGCCGTGGACTGGTAGAGGGCGAAGGTCTGCTTTCGGATCCGCTTGTATTCGATGATGGTGCCATCGGCGGGCGGACGGTTGAGTTGGGCGTCATGCTGGGCCTCCTTGTAGCGGCCAGGGATGCCGATCACCGCGAGGTTGGAATGCTTGTAGGCCATCTCGCAGGTCATGCGGATGTCGTCGCGGATGTAGGAGATGTTCGGCGTAGTGAGGACGATGTCCCAGTTGAAATGCCGGTGCCGGGTCCAGGCGTCGAGCCAGCCCATGGGGCGGTCGGCCGCGTGGGCCGCTTCCGGTCCGCCGGGGTAGTCGAAGCGCTCGAGGTCTTTTTCCCGCCAGGACTTGGGAAACAGCAGTTGGGTTTCGTCGAAGATCAGGAAGGCCCCGCGGGGCGCCCACTGAAACCACGTGCGCATCTTTTCGAGGTCTTCCAGCGACTCCAGATCGAGGTTGATGATTTCCGCCGTGTTGGGCAGGTCCGGGAAGACCTGATAGGCCCGCTCCAGGGTGAAGCCGCGCACGTTGGTGATGATCACCCGCCCGTCTTTCAGCGCGGGCACGGCGTCATCTTGGATCGCGCCGGAGGTCTTGTAGGAGCCATTGGGGCCGTGATGGATCTTGATCGACACGGTTCACCTCCCAATGAACGGCACGAAGCGCATGCAGAAGCGCGTCGCCGCCGCGACCATGATGATGTTCAGCGCCTGCGGCACGCCGAAGAAGGCCAGACCCGCCGCAATCGGACCCGGCAGCGCGGCGTACATGCTGCGGATCATCTGCGGCACGCCGAGGCTGTCGATCAGTTCGCGGGCGGCGGTGTAGCTGACATCGATCAGCAGGATCAGGGTCTGGAGCGCGGCGTACATCGACGCCTTGGTGGCGACCACCAGACCGTCGCGCACGAAGTCATAGATGCCTTGGGCGAAGAAATCCCAGATCCACTGGAAGAAGGCGATGATCTGATCGAGAAAACCGGAGAGCCATTCCATAGGGTCAGTCCCTCAGCAGTATGAAAGCGGCGATCAGCGCGGCCATCAGCAGCAGCGCCACACGCAGGTTGGAGAGCTGGTCGGCGTAGTCGGCGACGCAGAGGGAGTAGGATCGGCCCCAAATGGTCACGGACTCGCAGGGAAGCTGGCCGCCGCCTTCCGCCAGGTTGAGGTCGAACGCGCCCTTCATCTGATCGACGTTGGCCCGGACCTTGTCCTTGAGTTCTTTCTTGGCCTGCTCGACCTTCTGTTCCCAGGTGGCGATGGCGTCATCCCAGGTGCCGGGCTTGGGTTCCTTGAGTTCGCCGCCGGGGCCGGCAGGACCGGGGGAGCAGTCCTGTTTCGCCGGGTCGCAGTTGCCGCCATCGCCGCCATCGCCGCTACCGGTTCCGCCGCCGCTGCCGTCGCCTCCCCCGCTTCCATCGCCGCCGCCCTCCCCATTGCCGCCGCTCCCATCGGAGCCACCGGTGCCGCCGTCGCCACCCCCGTTGTCATTGCCGCCGCCGTTGTCGCCCCCGCCATCGCCGCCACCGGTGTTACCGCCATCACCACCATCACCGCCATCGCCCCCCGGCTCAGTCGGATCCGTGGGCGTCTTGACGCAGGTCGTCCCGGACCAGCTATAGCCGGGAGGACAGCCAGGGTCATTCGGGTCGGACGGCGGTTCGTCGGGATTGGTCGGCGGGGTGTCGTTCAACGAGGGACCGGTCATGCCGGGATTGCCGGAGTCAGCGGCGCAGGCACTACCGTCCGTCATCAACACGTAGTTGCAGAAGCCTTGGTTGTCGCGGCCGGGATAGCGATAGCAACTGGTGGTCTTCGAGGTGGTCGGCAGGTACTGGCAACCATTCTTGCAGCCAGTGGGCGGCGAACTGTTCACGAAGTTTCTGCCGCCCGACACGAAGATATTCGACGGTGGCGAACTGAACAGATCGGTCAGCCCTTTGATGCAGTCTTCTGGTGGCGTGGGGAGTTCTTTACACGTCCCGGTTGTTTCGTCCGGAATCTTGGGCGCGGTACAACCCTCTCCTTTCCTATACACCGGATTGTTATAGGACGTGCTACACATCCTTTCCACGCCCTGGCTAAGGCAGTAGAACTCGAGTCCATAGGTCGCCATATCCTGCCTGCCATTGGCAGGGTAGATAACGCGCACAGCCTCGACACGCGAATAGCCAGGATTGTTGGCAATCGCCGCTTTTCGCGCCTCCTCGACCACTTCCATATAGCTTCCATACTTCTGAGTACCACGCGGCCAGTAATAGTCCTCAGCACTGGCGCAAACGCTCATGAACAACGTCAGCAGAACCAGCAGCGTTCGTTTAATCCTCATCACAGGTCCCTCAAGCAACAAAAAGCCCCCTGCCGGAAACTCCGGAGGGGGCTTCCGCCTCGGTCTGTTCGGTTAGAAGAATTCGCCGGTCCGGTACCCGGTGATGAAGGCGCCGGCGAAGAACGCCCCCAACCACACCGACCAGAGCACCCGTTACGCCTTGCGCAACATGCTGTAGACCAGACCGGCGACAGCCAGAATCACCAGGGCGCCGACGATGTAGCCGCCGATGCTGGACATATCGCCCTTGCCCTCGGTGATCGCGGCCTCGACCGCGCTGGTGTCGATCACCCCGGCGAAGGCCGGCAGCGAAGTCGCGGCAGTGACGGAGCCGGCGATGCACAGGTTGCGGAACGAGGCGACCGGGCTGAACTTGGCGATGCGTTGCTTCATTGCTTTCATGGTGTTTCCTCTCTACTTGGCTTTACGAAGAAGTGACGCGACCCAGCCAATCAAAAGCCCCGTCACGAACGATCCCAGGACGCCTGCGGCACCGATGCCAAAGGCTTCCGGGGAGAAACCACCGTTGACCAGGATGTCCACGTATCCAGCGGCCTCGGGCGGAATCAGGTAGGCCTGTTGCCATGCGAGTTCGCGACACGCCATGAAGCCCTCGGGGGTCGAGGTCCACGCGGTACACACCTGCACAGCGACAACGCCTGACATAGCGATCAGTCCTCAAACAGCCAGGGAGGCCGCCAGGCCGTCGATCCAGCCCCAGGCGTAGCCGGTAGCCAGACCTACCGCGAACAGCGAGAGATAACGGAGCATCGCGGCCTCCTAGGGCTTACGCCTTGGGGTCCGGAGACTTGTCTTGTTTGTCCTGGCCCTGCGGCTGCTGGGCCGGACGCGGGGCTTGGGCCTGTGCTTGCGGGCGGGCCGGGGCTTGGGCGGTCGGCGCCATCGGCTTGCCGCCCACGGCCAGCAGATCCACAAGGACCTGGGTATTGGTGATCCGACCGAAACGGTCTTGGGTCGGGCGGACCACGCTGGCGAACTTGCAGAGCACCGGCTGGCCTTCGAAGACGATGGCGTCCAGCAGCGTCGGCTCGATGTTGTATTCGCTGATCTCGAAGCCCTTGGCGTTGCCACGGGCACCTTCCGGGATCGGAGCGATGGACTGGACCGAGGCGTAGATTTCCCCGGTCTTGGTCGAGGTGTAGGTGTCGGTCTTGGTAACCCACAGTTCGACGACGCCGCCTTGGGTTGCAAACATGTTCATCGGTGTTTCTCCTTCAATTCGCCTTTTTCGGCGTGAGTTAGCCCGCTGCTGCAATTCGGCTCATGTGCCGGTGATTCAGCGGAAGTGATTGCTTAGGAAAAGAAGAGCCTTTTTTACCGAGTTTCAGCGAGTTCTAGTGGAGCTATATCAACACAGATAAAGCGCCTAAAATCGTTTCTGAGGAAATATCAAGCTACTGAACTTATTGAGCAACAAAGTGCAGTAACGAGCATTTCGATTTTCGCCGAAATGAATAACTTTCAAGTCTGTTAACACCAAGGGCTCTGCCCTTGTCATCCCGCTCTTGCCGCCGAGGGCTCGGGAGCGCGGGGCGGAGGAGCTGCCCCACACTCCCCAGCGGAGGCTGTTTCAGGGGGAAGGCGTTCAAGGGTGCGCTCCGCCCGTGCTTCCGTTCGCCGGAACGGTGAAGCTGTTCCGACGAGCCGGGAGCGCGGCCCTTGACCGGATCGGCCACGGTGCGGGCGGCTTGGATCAGGCAGAGCAGGAGCAGCGCTTTCTGGATGTCAGCGAGCATGGGTCAGCCCTCCAGTTGGAATGCTTCGCGCACGGGCACGAAGGGCGTAGGTTTCCCGCTGTCGTACACAACGTGCCAGTACTTCGGCGGACGCCGGGACGGATCGTGTTTCGCGCAGAAGGAACGGGGACGGCAGAACCAGCGGCCACCTTCCAGATAGGGCTGCCCAGGGGGCCGGCAGTCCGGACACGGCGACGGGCTGTGCAATGGGATGGCCTGCCTTGCGGACCAGCACACAGAGCAGGCGCAGTCCGGAGCGTGGGTTTGGCGCAGGTAGTAGGGACTGGCGGCCATGGTTCATGCCCTCACCCCACGGATGCGGTACACCTGCCGAGCGCGTTCGCGGGTCAGGCCGAAGGAGCGGCGAGCTTCTTCTTCAGTCGGGAAGACAGCCACCAACTCTTCGACCCAGCGTTGGCATTCCACGCGGGAAATGCCCTGATGGACGCGATGCCAGCGACGTTGCCGGGTCGGGCCGTGGAAGGTGCAAATCTCTACGAGGTACTTAGTCACCGTCGTAATCCCCCTGGCAGAAGATCGACTTGCCCCGGTCGAGGTCACGGCGGATGCGATGCAGGTTCACCACGCGGCGACGGCCAATCTTGGCAGTCGGGATCGTCTTGGTTTCCACCCAGCCCCGCACCACGTCTTCCGTGATGTCTTCCAGGCCCAGCATCTGCGCGAATACCGCCTGCGAGCAGAACGGCGCGGTACGGAAGTCCGTGACTTTTTCCACAGCACCTGTGACGGTGAACCCCACTATTCCAGACTCTTCCATGCGAACCCCCTATAATCCCAAGCTGCTACCACTCAAGTCATTTGAGTAACAATTACTCATGAGTGAATATTACTCATGCCAACCAACTGAGTAAACTCTACTCCGATTGAATTTTTCACTTATGGATGCAGTTAGAGATAGAGCGCTTCAATTGATACGGACCGTAGGCCCGAAACACTTGAGCGAGCTAGGTGGAAAAAACTACGAACGCTGGAGAAATATCAGCGGCGGAAAGATCAGGATCAGTACTGAGGAAGTCGGCATCCTGGCAGACGCCTTTCCGCAATATGCCTTGTGGCTGATATCTGGAAGAATCGAGCCTCAGAACGGGCACGTAAGCCCGGCATTCGACGAGGCAAATAAAAACTTAAGCAGTCCCAACGCGGGATAGCGATCACCAGGAGAGCAGCGGAACGCTGGTTCGCTTCAAGGATAGGAGAGAGGGAATGAGAGCAGTTGCATCCACCATCATACTTTTGACGCTGTGCGGCTTCGCATACGCAGAAGAATCCAAACCTTTAGCGACTCAGGCAGGCGAGGCAACAGCGCCAATCGCGGAGGCTATCGGCTCAGGGTTTAGCCGCATCGTTACCGAGTTCATGGCAGGTACGGATGGCATGGCAGGTGACGCCGCAAGGAAGAGCCTTAAGATGCAGGACAAACGCGAAAGGGAAGCAAAAAGAGGCGTGCGAAAGTCCATGAAGGAATGCATCAAGACTGGAAATGTCATCGACGATGACGTCAAAGAATGCATAGAAGGAACACGAATTAAAACTTGGAATTAATCTATTACCCCTCCCAAGGAGGCACATCACCCGAAGCATCTAAAACAACAAATTTATCACCCATTACAACCTTTGCTTCCCTCGCATTAGAGACATCATAAAATGACTTAACCGTATTTAGTCTATTTTTCAAACGTTCCCCTTCTGGATGTTTGCAAGCCAAAAGCCTTCCGACTCTTCCCATCGCTCGCTGATAAAGAACCTCCAAATCCGACCAAGGCATATCCATATGCGCCTTAATCTCTATTTCCTTAACAGAGGACCGTATCTTATTTCTTTCCTTCTGTGTAATCCCCACGCCGTGAAAGTTACTAACAGTAAGCCCCGTGACAGTTAAAGACTCAAACCCCTCAGCCTTCTTCAAACCTTGCCCTCTTCTACGGACATTTAACTTACTCCTCTTCTGCCTACACCCCTTACTTCTCAACATCGATACGATCCGAGAGATAACATCACCAATATCATCATTAGATAGCTCAATCGCAGAAGAAATCGTCATATCATCAGCAAATCTTGTATATCTCACCCCCTTTTCTGCGAGCGCTCTGTAAACAATAGGTTCAACATCCCAAAACACCAAATTCGCGATATAGCTACTGGTGCATGCTCCTTGAGGGACACATCCATGCTTTGTAGTTAATCTAGCAAGAACCTCAGCAACAGAATGCTCAAATCCAAAAAAACCTTGATATATACTATAAACATACTCAAATCTAATAGAAGGAAAAAAATCCTCTATATCTTGCAAAACAACAGTTTTAGCGCCAGCGTGAACACCGGCGTTACTAAATATGCTTCTTGGCGAATTAAAATCCCTAATTCCACCATGTAAATACGCTGGAAATCTAACCTTCCCAAACATCCTTGAAACTAGTTTCTTTTGAACCCTCTTTAGTGACTCATAAGCATCAAAGGTTTCCCTAAGACTGCCGTCCTTTTTTTTCTGCGGCACAAGTCTATACATATGATCCGCATTTTTTGAGAGACGCAAAAGAGTTTCAGCAGGCTCCCCCAAAAATAAGGATAGGGCCCTTAAAGAATAAATTGGTTTACAAGGATAATATGGAGCGTCCAT